TATTCTAATTAATTCAGATAGATTTGTGCAACAGAACAGGAAAAGATATTACTGGACTAACATACCTATAGCAGAGCTACCTGATAGACCAAGTTGGCAAGGAGATTTTTACAGATACCGCAACCGTAATTGGAGACATATCAAAACAGGTGTTACACCATGTCTTACTGCACACATGGGTACTGGCGGGAACAATGTACCCTGTAAATCAATGAACCTATCAGATAAATTAACAGCAGAGGAGTGCGAGTCATTACAAGGTATACCGCAGGGATACACAGAAAAAGTAAGTAGATCACAACGCTATAAGATGATAGGCAATAGCTGGACTGTACCTGTGATCTCACACATTTTAAAAGGAATTACACAATGAGCATGTGCGGAGAGATAGAAAACTTACAGCGAGAGCGCGACAAGTTAGAAGAAGAGCTATTTGCATTAGCTAAAAAGTTAAATGACATTGAAGATAATATTCTTGCAATGCAACTTATAGAAAGCAAAAACAGTGGAATTTGATTTTAGAGTCAATTTGTATAGTGTGTCATCCAGGCAGCACATTTGTTATCACGCTGTAAAAACACTTGAAGAAGCACAACAGTTGGTTATAACTTATGGTAAGATAAAAAACATAGACGTAGAAATGGAGTTAATTAATGTTTAGATATTATGTTGAGTTGGTTACAGACACTACAGGATATGTTACACGCACTACGGGAGTTGATGGTCAAAAATCTTTTTACCTTTATGCTTGGTCTGCTGAACAGGTTCGGGATCAACTACGTGACTATGAAATAATTGCAATAGATCAGACTGATTAGGAGAGACTACTATGGATAAGAGTAAAGCAATAAAAGTATACAAAGTATTTTGTGGCAGTGCAGAATTTGTCACTACTGTATTTACAGCGAAGGAAGCGATGCTAATGCATAAGCGTTTACTGGATGCCTCACCTGAGTACACCTACATACGTTTTGCCACTGTTAATAATACTATCATAGGCGAGATAAACGCCGCAGGTAAAAACATTAAACGTAGCCCTAAAGGCTACCTATCTACTGAGAGGTGCTACGCATGATATTATTTGGCATATTATACACAGTCGGTTTCATTTATCTTGTATGCTATTACTACAACAAGGTTGGGAAATAGAATTATGAAACTGTATACAGACTTAAAAGGCAACTGGGCTGGTACTCAGTCTGATGCTAGAAAGATCTTTGGAGGCAAAGAGGGGTTTGGCTGGGTTTGCGTAGACGTACCTACAGCTAAACCTGAGCTACTACCATTTTTAGATCACCACTTTGTAATGAAGTGCAATGAACCAAAATTAAGTAGCACTGAAAATACAATAGACTTTAAAGCTGAAAGCTATTTTGCATGGGCATTAGACACATTAAACAGAGGGGATGCTGCTGAGGCCAAAGAGTTTTTAGTAAAAGGTTTATCTATTCATAGGGAGACATTAAAATGATTAATTTTCCATCTAATGCACCAGTAACATATCTAGGTGTTGTGAACAAAGAGGGTAATAATTGTTTTATGGGATACGGAGCAGGTGAGAGTGATGTTAGATGTGGCATGAAAGTTAGGACATCTTCAGAAGAGTTTAAAACTATTAAAATGTGGAAGATCCCTGCCCCTGCTCATCCATTTGCTGTGACTTATCATAGAGCAAACCTAAATTCTTTAATGAAAAATATAGAAAGTTCTAAAGGAGAGGAGATTTTAGATGATTGAAGATTACATCAAGATGGAAGCAGTAGTAACGCTAACAAGAATACCAGAAAAAGATCGTGATAAAGTGACCCAACTATGGGTGTTAGAGTTTATGTGCCCTGCGGAGGGTATAATAACAGATGGCTACACTGAACACAAAGAAGCGTTAGATGAGTATTCATATCGTTACAGTCAGCACTATATGGATGACGTAGGGCCACCTCATTTATATACAGTAAAAAAAGAAAAAGATGGTACTTGGACTTGGGAGGATACAAAAAATGATTGAAACAACATATGTAAATCACATGGGTAATGACCTGTCAGTGGTTAATGCTGCCAGGGTAAGCTTTGATAAAGAATCCACATGGGCTGATCACGACAGTGAAACAGATCAGTATGTCTTAAAAGATGGTGATCGAAAGCTTATACATTACTTAGCGGAGCATAAGCACCTCTCTCCTTTTGGTCACTGCTTTGCATCCTTCACTGTCAAGGCTCCAATCTTTGTGGCTAGGCAGTTAGTTAAACATAAGTTCCTACGCTGGAATGAGATAAGCAGACGCTATGTAGACAGTGATCCTGAGTTCTATGTACCTGACGTATGGCGTGGACGTAGTGCTGACAAGAAGCAAGGTAGTGAAGGTTCTGTAGTTATTGATAGAGATACATGGTATGACAATGATGATTTTGAGGATGCTAATCCTTATGCTATAGAAAAAGTTATGTTAGATGAGTACAAATCCATGTTACGCAAAGGTGTCTGCCCAGAGCAAGCACGTATGATATTACCTCAGAATACCATGACTGAGTGGTACTGGAGCGGTAGCCTCGATGCCTTCGCTGATATGTGCAACCTAAGATGTACAGGTGACACACAGCTAGAGACTAGGCTGGTAGCTAATAAAATTTGTGCCGTGATGATGGTGCTATTCCCTGTATCTTGGTTTGCTTTGAGGTTAGAAAAATGAAAAAGGTAAAAGACATAATAAAGTATTATCTTAACAGTGGCTCTTTCTGTAAGCTGAAAGGCTCTACTCAAAAGGATTATGAAAAGCATTTACAAATGGCAGGCATTACACCCATAGGCAACAAGCACTTGGCTAACTTTTATATTGAAGATTTAGATGTAAGGGCTTGCCAAGAGGCTTACAATCACTGGCTAAAGACAGGAACAAGAACGGCTAACTATCGTAAGGCGGCTTTTAGTGTAGCATGGAAGCATGCAATGCGGCATGACGTAATAAAGTACGATCCTATAAATCTCATACAGTCAACTAACAATGATGTTAGGCGAGTTAGGTGGACTAACGCTCAAGTAAAGAAATTTCTAAATTTAGCATACTCAGACTACAGGTACAGGAGCATAGGCCTTATAGTTCACATGGCATATGATTGGGCACAGAGAGTAGGAGACATGCGACTTCTTAAATGGGATCAAGTAGACATACCTAATAGGCAAGTTAGCTTTGTGCAAAGCAAGCGTAATGCAGAAGTACACCTGCCTATAGGAGAAGGGTTAGCAAATATGTTAATTCAACAGAATGATGATTTTGGGTGGTCAGGCGAGTTTGTTGCGCCTCGAACAGTTTTAAGGGCTAATAAGATTACACCTTACACTAAGTTAGAAATATCTCCGTTAGTAAATGAAGTTCTTGAAAAGGCTGATCTACCTTCCTATCTAACAGCAATGGATCTCAGGAGAACAGCTATCACAGAGATGCTTGAGGGTGGTGCTGATGCAGTAAACATAATGCAAGTGTCAGCACATAAGAACGTAGCTAGTATGAAACCCTACTTAGTTAACACACTTAAAGGTGCAACTAATGCTTTATCTAAAAGGGAAGTAAAATGAACATACAGGGCTACTTGGATTCTTTAAATCTCAGTGATGGTGAGAGTAAGAGATCCGTTTGTCCTTCTTGTAATAGCAAAAATACTTTTACTGTCACCAAAGAACTAGGCACAATAAAGTATAACTGTTATAAACTTAACTGTGATGTTAGAGGAAACTACCACGTTGATTTAACAGCAGCCGAAATTAAATTGCTAATGCAGAAACAGGCAGAAGAACCTAAGAAGGAACCAGAAACTATGGAAATACCAGAATACGTAGTACAGCCCACACCAGAGCATACAAAGTTTCACGACTTTAAAGAAAGGTGGGGCCTGTGGTCATCAAGACTTCTCTACGATGTAAAGGATGAAAGGGTTGTGTTTCCTATTTATTACAAGGGTAAGATTATAGATATGAATGGTAGATCCGTAGGAGGAGCCGTACCTAAGTGGTATAGGTACAGTGGAAAGGCTGATTACTACCTGATTACCTGTGGAGACACTATGCACACATTACTTTTAGTAGAGGATTGCACCTCTGCAGAAATAGCATCACAAGTATTTCCAGGCATTAGCAGTCTTGCAATACTTGGCACAAGCCTTACAGACAAACATTATGATGTAATAGGGAGGTTTAAGCACGTAGTAATAGCACTAGACCCTGATGCCGCACAAAAAACTATACAATATAAAAGAGAGGTTGAAGCGTGGACGGGTATAAAAACTACTGCAGTTCGGCTAGACGATGATATTAAATACAGAGAAGAAACAGATTTAGATAAACTTAAAGGAGTATTTTAATGGCGTGGATATTAATTTGGTTGCAGGTTACTGCAGGGATGCCAGTAGAGCATTACCAGTTAAACACTTTTGAAAGTCAAACGATGTGCGATCAGTATAGACAACGTGCAGAGATGTTAGTAAGCGATAACAACATGAAGGTTGTATGTTTATCTGTAGATGTAGGGGGGCGATAACTTGTACGCAATTCATATTGAGATTGACACTGGGGAGTTTTGCTACGTCACAGGTAAGAACCCCTTTACTGTACACGATGCCCCTCTTTTATTTGAGACTCAAGAAGAGGCAGCATCCCACGCAAAACTCTGGAACACGGGAACGGTAGTACCTTACATTATGCCTATGAGCAAAGTAGAGAGAAGAGCCTCATTAGACAGAAGCAAGGCAAACAATAACAAGGGAGTAAAAAAAGATGATGGAACTAGCATTACTTAAAACGATGATGAACCGTGAGTTTTACGACTTACATAAAGGTATACGTTGTCCTGATAGAATCTTTACTAAGGATATTAGAAAGATCAAGCAAACTATGGACAAAGCTATGGCTGAGTTTGAGGGCGATCTTACAGTAGCAGATGTAGAGGCTTTATTTTATACGCACAATCAGACTATGACTACAGCCAATAAAGTATCCTATGAAGATATGTTTCGTAAGCTCGAAAAAGAGAGTTGCATAAAGCAGGACATTGCAGAAGAAGTTCTTGGAACATTATTTCAGCAACACGTAGGTGAGCTTGTAGCCAACTTAGGGTTTGATTTTGTAAATGGTACAGAGAAAAGCCTAGAGCCTCTCAGGAGAATTGTTGAAGATTTTAAGAATGATACGGCGACCACCG